AACAACCTGAACAACCTGAACAACCTGATGAGGTCGCTCTTAATAATGAAGTTGAGATTGCTGACGACTTAGAAAATCTCGATTTAGAAAAAGCAAAAAGAAGATTAATCAACAGCATAGTTCAAGGATCAGCAATGAAAGGGTATTATATGTACCATAACGTTGCGGATAGATTAACGCAAATCACTGGGTCTGATACTTTAATTAATGATTATGGAATTATGATGTCAGTTAATGACGCTATGTATTGGCAATTACCTGATGAAATGATGAACGCTGCTATGCAAGGTGGGGGGGCCGCAGGAAGTGAAGAGGTTGATAGGAATACAGATCCTCCAACAATTAAAGCAAGAGGGGTGAATTTCCCTGTTTTAGTTCATGAAGTTATTAAAGGTGTAATGGAAGTGTTTTCATTACATGGTTTACCCGAAGATGGGTCTGCTCAAGACGTTATTGCTTCAGAAGATACCCTAGAGAAAGAAGTTTGGGATATTAGATTAGGTCCACCAATTTGGGCTAGATTAAGGGGGATGTTTCCCGAAGATATTATTCTTGACGAAAATCGAAGAGAACTTCAAAATTATCTATTAATGGCGATATTCAAATTACCAGCAAGAGATTTCTTGGTTTTCTTTAAAGAAGTTTTTGAAGGTTCCGAAAGAGGTCAAAACATGGCGAATCAATTAATGGACGGTGTTAGGGCAGCATTTAATGAAGACGAGGATGAAACCCCCGACATAGTTGAATTTCAAGCTGAAGTTAAGGAAGCCGCAGAAGATGTAGACGACCAAGACCTTAATACGTTCTTACAAGAATTAGGAATTGGTGCCGCTAAAGAAAATCCTGCGCCAGAAGCGAAGGGTGAATTGGACGATAAGAAACTTTCTGAAATGGGTCTTAATGCGTTGAACTATGAACTGAATCAAGCAATCGATTCTGAAAATTGGGAGATGGCTCAGAAAATTCAACAAATGATTGCCCGTAAACAAGGAAATCGTTAATAATTACCCACATCATATAATCCTAAACTAAGACAAAGGCGGAGATTTCCGCCTTTTTTTGTATTTATAGGTATGGCATCAAATATTGAACAATTAAAAGAATATGCTCGTATTATCAAAGATACTCCCTACGCATTAAGAACGTATCTTCAAACTTTTGATAACACCCAAAAACGTAATGTACCGTTGGATCTCTTTCCCGATCAAATTACATTGATTGTTGATTATGAGTCATACAATGAAAACATTACAAGAAAATATCGTCAGGCAGGGGTTACCACGGTAACCGCCGCATGGATTTCAAAAGTGTTGCAAACCGCAAAACCTGAGAAACCTGAAAAGGTTTTGATTGTTGCGAACAAACGAGACACCGCAATTGAAATGGCGAATAAAATTCGGTCATTCTTGGTTCAATGGCCAGACTGGATGAATGTGGGGTTTTCAGTAGATAAGAACTCTGAAAGTCGATTTAGATTGAATAATGGATGTGAGGTTAAAGCCGTTGCAACATCGAAGGATGCTCTTAGGGGTTACACTCCTACCATTCTAATATTTGACGAGGCGGCGTATATCGAAGCGGGGGATGATTTCTGGGCAGCTTCAATGGCATCACTTTCAACAGGTGGTAAAATTATCCTTATTTCAACACCCAATGGTTTTGACCAAATATATTATACTGTTTATGCTCAGGCGGTATCTGGAATTAACAACTTCCACATTACTGACTTAAATTGGTATAGAGACCCTCGATATTCAAAAGACCTTAGATGGATTAAAGTAAAAGATATGGTTCATTATATGTTAAACCGAGAATTATATAATGATGACGATGAGGGGTTTATAATATATGAGGATAACCAGGATAATTTTAAAAATTTGATAGAAGATGGATACAAACCATATTCACCATGGTTTGAGGGAATGTCAAAGAAACTCAAATATGACCCAAGGAAAATTGCTCAGGAGATCGAATGTGACTTCTTAGGTTCAGGTGATAGTGTTATTCCGTATGAAACCAGAGAGAACATCGTCAAGAATATGCTTAGAGAACCAAAAGAAAAGTATATGAGTGGGGCTCTATGGCATTGGAAAGAACCAATTGAGGGACATCGATATGTTATGGGAATTGATGTTTCGAGGGGTGATAGTGAAGACTTTTCATCTATTAATATAATCGATTTTGATGACAGGGAACAGGTACTTGAATATATTGGGATGATTCCCCCTGATGATTTGGCGGCCGTTGCATATCGATGGGCTGTTTTATATAAAGCGTTCGTTGGTATTGACATAACAGGTGGAATGGGGGTTGCAACCGCCCGGAAATTCCAGGAGATGGGATATAAGAGCATGTACATCGAAGGAATAAACACACAAAATGTTTGGGAATATAATTCCAAATTAATGGAGAAAATTCCAGGTATAAACTTCAATAATAAGCGGACACAAATTGTTGCCGCTTTCGAGGAACAATTGAGACATGGATTCATTGTTAGGTCTCAGAGAATGGTTAATGAAATGAACACGTTTGTTTATATTAATGGTCGACCTGACCATATGAAAGGAACCCATGACGATTCTATTATGAGTTTGGCGATCGCATTATACATTGCCGACATGAGTTTCGGACAACTTGAAAGGGTGGATCAGGTTAATAAGGCCATTATTGACTCTTGGATGTTATCTGAAAGGTCGTATGAACCTCAACAGTCATTCTATTCTTATGGTCAAGCTTTCGATCCCATGGGTACTATGACGACGGATGGAAGACCTGTAACTGGTAATCCTTTATTTGAGAATGATATAGTGAAAACTCAAAGGCAACAATACGAGACTTATTCATGGTTATTCGGTAATATCAATAAACATAGATAAGCTTCAGAAATATAAAAAAAATCTTTACATTATAACCAATATTTATAGGTATGGCAAAAGAACAAATGACGATCTTTCAAAGATTAACAAAAACGTTCGGTTTTCAAGGGAACACCGTATCGGCACCGCCGCCACCATCGTTTGAGTTTTCGAAAGATACATTACTGAAAACAGACAGTAAGGAAGAATATGAAAAGGCTTTATTACAAGCCAAACAGACTCAGTATATCGCTGACAAATGGTCGAAGCTCGACATGTCACTTTATAATCAATCAGTATATTATGAACCGAATAGACTCTCAGCGTATTATGACTACGAGAGTATGGAGTTTACTCCAGAGGTTTCTGCCGCACTAGACATTTATGCTGAAGAATCGACCACTAAATCAGAAAAGGGACAAATCTTAACCATCCATTCTGATTCAAAAAGAATTAAAGCCATTTTAGATGACCTTTTTTATAACGTACTTGACGTTAATACCAACTTACAAATGTGGACCAGGGGAATGTGTAAGTATGGTGATGACTTCGTTTATTTAAAAATTGACGCTGGTAAAGGTATTATTGGATGTCAACAATTACCAAACATCGAAGTTCAAAGACTTGAAGGGGCAAGACAATCCAGCCCAAATCAAAGTGACAGGGTAAGTTCAAAGTTCCCAACCCGGGAACTACGATTCACTTGGAACAATAAAGATATGGAGTTCCAAGCGTGGGAAATTGCCCACTTCAGGATCTTAGGTGACGATAGGAAACTTCCATATGGTACATCCATGTTAGATAAAATCAGACGTATTTGGAAACAATTGCTTCTGGCCGAAGACGCTATGTTAATATATAGGACATCTAGAGCCCCTGAAAGAAGGGTGTTTAAAGTGTTCGTAGGTAACATGGATGATAAAGACATTGAACCTTACGTACAGAGAATTGCAAACAAATTTAAGAGGGATCAGATTGTAGACCAAAAGAACGGACAGGTGGATATGAGATATAATCAGATGGCAGTTGACCAAGATTATTTCATACCAATGAGGGACATTTCACAAAGCAGTCCTATTGAGACATTACCTGGAGCACAGAACTTGGGTGAAATTGCCGACATCGAATACATCCAAAAGAAAATGTTGGCGGCTCTTAGGATACCTAAGGCGTTCTTAGGTTTTGAAGACGTACTTGGTAATGGTAAAGGGTTAGCGTTACTTGATATCCGATTCGCAAGGACAATCAATAGAATCCAACAATCGATTATTCAGGAATTGAATAAGATTGCGTTAATTCACCTATTCCTTTTAGGGATGGAAGATGAGTTAAACAACTTCACATTAATGATGACCAACCCATCAGGTCAGTCGGATTTATTGAAAATCGAATCTTGGAAAGAAAAAATTACAATGTATAAGGACGCAACGTCCGACCAATCACAGATGGGTATCCTTCCTGTTTCTCACACATGGGCTAAGAAAAATATCTTAGGTATGAGTGATAACGAAGTCATCCTTGATTTACAACAACAAAGAATGGAGCGTGCGATTGGTGCTGAATTAATGTCGACGGCACAGATTATCAGACGTACAGGAGTGTTCGATGATGTTGATAAGAAATACGGTATCCCTGAAGAAGAAAGAAAACAAATTGAGGATACTATAGCCCAAGGCGGAGGCGCTGAGGGTGGAATGCCCGGAGGCGGAGGGGGTGGCGGATCTATGGCCTCTGACTTAGGGGCACCAGCTGGCGGTGAGGCGGCATTACCTGGTATGGAAGGTGGCGGAGCTGCGCCATTAGGTGGTGAGGCTGTCCCGTTAGCCGAAAATAAAAATCCAAGTGAGTCAAGAAAATTTAAGATTCTCTCAATGTTAGGGGAAGATACAAATTTAGAAAATTTATTTGACAACAAAAAGGCTCAGGAGAATATTTATGAAATAGAACAAGTAATAACCGATATAATAAATGACAACACCGATGACTAAATTTGGAGAACTAAAAATCAAAATTCTACACAACCTAACCGAAGCGTATATTATAGGTGATAAGAAAAGAGTTAAAGAATTATTAACAATACTCAAAGAGAACAACGATTTCAGGGAATTATATTTGTTTTATGAGGAAATTGAAAAAATAAACCTAGACGATAAAGAAGTCGCTAAAGTTTATGTTGAAAATGTCGAGAAACTCTTAAAGGAGAAGACAAAGAAAGTTTCCAAATATTGTAAACTAATTGACAAAAAACTTAATGGTGAAAATCTTACTGAAGTTGAGGTGTATAAAATTTTGGATCTTCTTATCGAAGAGGATACTTTAAAAAATATTGATAAGAAGGTATTGGGAAGACAGAAGTTGGTAGAATTCCTTACAACAAAAAAAGATTTAGTTGAATCAACGAATGAATATACCAATAATGAACACTTGTTACAATTTGTGTTAGCTGAGAAGTTCAATAATGATTTTGAGAAAATGTTGAGTGAAGATGAAAAAACTGAATTGTCCAAGATACTATCAATGACAACCGAAGACCTTGTGGACGGGTTTAACACCCTAAAAGAAGAGGTTCGTTCAACACTTGATGACATGGTAATCGTGGAGGCTGATACGGGATTAAAGGAGAAATTAAGAACTACCCTAACTGAAACAGGGAAAATGAAGGTAACCAAATACAACTACTACAAACTACAACAATTAAAAAACGGACTTTAAGTCCGTTTTTTTTGCATAATAATTTTGGTTTTATGGATTCTTTTTCATATATTTATATAACACCATAAAAATTATATTATGATGAAAATACATGAAGACGGGGAAATTTATTACCTTGGGACATTACAACAATGTAAAAATAGGGTATGGTACGGTTGATCACAAAAATTTAAAGACATTATATATCAAATTAAATACGTGGCTGGCACCTGAAAATGAAGACGAAGAGTTCGACAATATCATTTCAAAAACCAAAAGAAAAATTAAATTACGTATATACGATCTCCATTCCGAGTTATTCAAAAAAGAATCTATTGTTGATTTAGACGTTAGAACAAAGGGAATTAAACTCGGAAAAAAGTCATTTCTAAACCTGGAAATAACATTATTCACAGAAAAAACTTTTGATATTCGATCAGATGAGGTGAAAACTCTTATTGAAAATTTCACTCAAGATGTGATTAACTCTGACTTAGACAACGAAATATTGTTTAATTTCCACAAAAATAAAAAATAACTTCTAATACCTATATATTTATAGTAAACTAAAACTATAAATGAAGGTATTAGGAAGAAACGATTTTGGCGTAAAGGGATATTTGATTGAATATGACTCAGGTCAAATCAACCCTCTAGATTTAAAGAACCAACAGATCATCGCCGAGATGAAGAATATGGACTTCATGGGTGAACTCATCCTATATGCCGTCCTACAAAAATATGATACACCCAATAAGAATGGTAGAATATATCCCGAATTTGTTTTAAGACGGGAGAACGACAAATACCAATACCTTATTAAAAACGGTGGGGCCATGAATGAGCTCAACCATCCCACATCATCCCTTATCGATTTAGATAGAGTTTCCCATTCTGTCATTGAAACATGGTGGGAAGGTAACGCACTACTTGGTAAGATAAAACTAAACACCTCTCCTGGTTGGGAAAAAGGTGGAATTATTAGTTGTAAGGGTGACCAAGCCGCAAATTTATTAAGAAATGGGAATACGTTGGGGATATCTTCTCGTGGCGTTGGATCATTAAAAAATGTCAGCGGGCAAAACGTGGTTCAAGATGATTTTGAACTCGTGTGTTTTGACTTAGTATCATCTCCATCTACTCCTGGAGCCTATGTATTTAGCGATCTGGATGATAGGGGAAAATTTGAAGAATCGGTTGATGAAGAGCCCGTAAATAATAATAGGAATTCTCAACTTATGTATAATCTTGATAATTTTCTATCAAGATAAGGAATTTATTTGTCTTTTAAAGTGTATAAAGACAAACTTTTAATAATAATCGAATATTTATAAAAAGAAAACAGAAACAAAATGGCTAAAAAATCAATTTTAGAACAAGCATTGCTTCAAGTAGAAACACTTGAGGAGGCTGTAAAAGCGAACGCAAAAGGCATACTTGCTTCAACAATGAAACAAGAGTTAAATGATTTGCTTAAGGAACAAGAGGATGAAGATCCTGAAGAAGATGAAAATGATGTAGAAGGTGTTGACGCACCTGAAGATGATAACGAACCTTCGATGAACGACGAGCCTAGTCTCGACGAACCAGAACTTGACGAACCAGAGGATGAAATGCCAGACCTTAACGGTGTGGATGATGATTCCGATGACGACGACGTTCTTGACATGACTGGTGCTTCAGAAGACGAAGTTTTGAAAGTTTTCAAAGCTATGAAACCTGAAGATGGTATTGTTGTTAAGAAAGACGGAAACACAGTTCAGTTCTCAGACGACGGAAACGATTACATTATCAAATTAGAAGATGAAGAAGCTGAAGAAGAATCGGATGAACTTCCGGTTGAAACTCCAGATTTTCCTGAAGGACTTAATGAAGATGAAGTTGTTTACGAAATAGAGCTTGATGAAGAAGATGAGGATCAACCTTTCACTGAAAAAGCAAAATCAAAAACTAAAAAGGGTGAGCAAAAAGAAGCCGTTAATGTTACTGATACCGTTGGAGACAACGATCCTTTCGAGAAAAAATCTGAAGCCCAAGTGGGTAAAGGTGTGAAAAAACTTCAAGCAAACGAACAAGAAGGAACCAAAAGACCTGGAACACCCGTTCCTGGAACTGGTAATCCTACTACAAAAGAACCGGGAAAAGGTGGAGACAGTGCTAAACAAGCCGAAGATCACCCTGGCACTCCTGTTAAAGGAACAAAGCCAGCGGAGAAAAAAGAGCCAGGTAGGGGCGGTACAAACGCAACCCAAGCCGAAGAGCACCCAGGAGAAGAAGTACCTGGCACAGGTGACCCAGTTATGAAGGAGCCGAAAGAAGGAATGGAAGAATGTGATGAGTGCGGAGATGTTAAAGAAGTTGAAGCTACTGAAGGTGCAAGAACTAAATGGAATCCTCATGGTAATAAACCAAAGGACGGACCTAAAAGGGCTGGATTACCTTCTAAGAAGGTTTTCAAAGCAGGGTCAACCGTTGATGGACTTAACGAAGAAGTAGAAGTTCTTAGGAAACAAAATGGTGAATACAAAAAAGCCTTATTGTTATTCAAAGACAAACTCAATGAAGTTGCGTTGTTCAACGCTAACTTAGCACACTCTACACGTCTGTTCACAGAACATTCAACAACTAAACAAGAGAAATTGAATATATTAAAAAGATTTGATTCGATTTCAACAATAACAGAATCAAAAAATCTTTACGTGTCTATTAAAGGTGAACTTGAAACCGCTAAGCCGATTTCAGAAACTCTGGTAGATAAAGTCGCATCAACTAAGACATCATCTTCAACCGAAGTATTATCAGAAGCTAAGGCTTATGAGAATCCTCAGTTCAAGAGAATGAAAGAATTGATGAGTAAAATATAAAAAATAAAAATAAAAAAACCAAAAAAAATATTTAAAACATGGGAGCATTATTAGAATCAGGTATGGTTGGTAACATCGGTCTAAAACACCTTAGAGTTATCAAAGAAGATACCATCAGAAAATGGGACGATCTAGGATTCCTTGAAGGACTAGAAGGTCACCAAAAAGACAACATCGCTCAGTTGTATGAAAACGAAGCGAGTTTCTTAATCAACGAAGCAGCTGTTTCTGACTCATCAGGGTCATTCGAAACTGTTGTATTCCCAATAATCCGTAGGGTATTCTCTAAACTGTTAGCAAACGACATCGTTTCTGTACAGGCTATGAACTTACCTATCGGTAAACTGTTCTTCTTTATTCCTAAAATTCAGGAAAGAAATTCAGGATCACATTACGCACCTTATGGGTATCCTAACCAAACAGACGCACAGACTGATGGTTACCCTGACACTGCTGTAAACCTTTACGACCGTTTCTACGAAAATGGAGATGGTAATTCACCTGAGACTGGTCTTTTTGACTATTCAAAGGGAAAATTCCTAACTTCAGGTGTTACTGCTAACGCAACCGTTAGTTTCGTTAATGGTCAGCTTATTGGTAACAACTACTCAGGTCAAACTGTTAGTCAAGTAATCGTAACCTACACTGGCTTCGCTACTGATGGACAAGGTAAACTTATCGGACCTAACGGTCAGGTTATGGATACTGAAGACTTCTTAGCATCCGCTGAAGTATTCTACCTTGGGATTTCTAGGAATTTCAACGTTGTAACTCAGAAGTACGGAAAAGGTATTGTTGAGTACGGTGAAAAAAGGACCGTTACATTCCCACCACAAACAAGTGGTCGTTATCAGGACATCTGTGACGAAAGTGGAACTATCTACATTAGTGTTGATATGGATAGCTACTCATCAACAGGTGGATTTACTGGTACAACAGTAGCCTCATCTGGCCTAACAGTCGGTGATTTTGCACTTCAGTACAGAATCTACGACACTCTTGAATTCGAAGAAGAAATCGGAGAAGTTTCATTTGACTTGTCAAGTGTAACTGTATCTGTGACTGAAAGGAAATTAAGAGCAAGTTGGTCACCTGAATTGGCACAGGACGTTTCTGCCTTCCACAACATCGATGCTGAAGCTGAGTTAACAGCTCTTCTTTCAGAACAAATCGCTGCTGAGGTTGACCGTGAAATTCTTCGTGACCTTAGAAAAGGTGCAGCTTGGAAAGCTCGTTGGGACTATAATGAATGGAAATACGGAAACGCAGGTTCATCATTCATGGGTTACACCCAAAAAGACTGGAACCAAACATTGGTTACCAAGATTAACCAGGTATCAGCTCAGATCCACAAAACTACTCTTAGGGGTGGTGCTAACTGGATCGTGATCTCATCTGAGGTAAGTGCAGTATTTGACGACCTTGAATATTTCCACGTATCGAACGCAGCTCCTGAGCAGGATCAGTATAACATGGGTATTGAGAAAATCGGTACTTTAGCTGGTCGTTATCAGGTATATCGTGATCCTTACTTCCCAAGTGGAAAAGTTCTGATCGGACACAAAGGTAAATCGTTACTTGACGCAGGTTATGTATACGCACCTTATGTACCTCTTCAGTTGACTCCGACTATGTACAA